AATCCTGTTGTTGTATTAGTTACTACATCTCCTGCAATAATATCAAGTGACAGGAAGGTAGCTGAGCTATCTACTAGTTGATTACTGACAACTGATGTATTAGTTCCTGTATCTAAAACAACAGGTCTACATATAATGTCTAAAAGCATATAGGTATAATATCCCGTAGTTGTAGGACTTGGCATTGAGAATTTATTTGCAGAAACTTTAAACAAATAGTCTGTACGCAAAAAATATTCTAAAACTTCTGCTATAGGCTGTTCAATGTCAGCGTAGTCTACACCCGAAATACGAGCGTTTTCAGCATTTATAACCTTATTATAGTTACTAAAGTACTCCTCATATATTTCCAATTGTGAGTTTTGAGCAAACAAATTGAAATCAGAAGGAGAAATATATCCATAATTGTTTTTATTCAACACAGATAATACCGCATTTCTTACTGAGTTTATCATTGGTTCTTTTTTTTACAAATATACATAAAAAAAAGAGGGCACAATAAATGCTCCTCTTTCAATTCATAAATGGATAATGTAATATATATTAACTCAAAGTCGCTTCTAGCATCTTTAGTGAATCTATACCTTCATCACTCTGTAAAAAGTGAGCAACCATATCATATGGGTCTTCTCCAAAAGGAACTGATAACATTTTCTTTTTATTAGTAGAAGTATTAAACCATACTTCTTTATCATTATTCCGTAATACTACTAATTTATTTTCAAAAAATAAACGAATTTTTGCTTGAAATTTTAACTCAGGATCACTCAATATATTCAAGAATTCCCTTGGTTCTCTCTTTGCAAATATTAAAATATCTCTTTTTAATTCAGCAGTTGATATAGTAGATGGGTCTTTACCAAACATAACCCTTGTCAATGTTTCAATTTGGTCTATTGTAAGTTGACGTGCTTCGACTAATGCTTCAATCTCTAAATTTAAATCATCCACTTCAATAGTGGCATCTTTTTCTTTGTCTACTTCAGAAAATATAGTACCATTAAAGGGATGATAGTGAAGAAACTCTTGTAATACAGGATTGTTTTTAGGAACTCGTAAGAACCCATCTTCAAATATAATAGGCTCTATAATTGCATTTCCATCTTGCTCATCCTCAAATGGTGACTTTTGATTTGTTGAATATCTAAGTGACCTATTAACATTATTCTTCTCATCATACCACATTAAAGGGAATCTAGGATGATTTCTTGATGCTAATGTATAAGATAGAGGTGTTCCAATTTTTAATTTATAGACCTTGTCTATAGGGAGCGTAGTTTTTAACATTTTATTTAATTTAATTTAATTTGATTTAAAAAAGGAGAATGCCCTCAGACACCCTCCCATTAATTGTTCTTATCATCCAAAACGGAATAATACGAAGTTGTTTGCACCTAAGGTACATACAGCACGCTCAGAAAGGAAGTTAACCTCCATTGCATCTAAGTCGCTTGTAGCAGCACCACCGGCAGAACCTGTAATCCAAGTTTTGTACCTACGATCTTCTGATTCAGAAGCACGATAACGAACATGCAAGAAAGGACGCTTAGCATTCTTACCCATGATTTGATCGTACACTGAAGTAGAACCTGCAGGAACTAATAAACCTGTGATAGTACCTGTTGCAGTTGAAGCAGCAGTACTCAAGCCACCACGCATTGTTGGGTCGTTTAGGTATTTCCAATCAGACTTGTAGAAGTCATATCCTCTACGGAATCCTGTGAATCCTAAATTCAACGCCATGTCAACATCGTTGTCAAATAGACCGTAAGATGCACCACCGGCAGCACTAGAACCGTTATATCCGTTTAATGTAGCCAACATATTGTCAATGTCAAAACTCAATCCACGGTTAACGAATACTACGTTTTCTTCGATAGCACCTTGCTTGTCAAGACGAGAAACAATTGAATCCCAATCAGCAAGTGAAGTTGGTGTACCACCTCCCCATACGTTACCACGAAGGTTTACAACGTAGAAGATACCTTCAGAACCAATAAACCCTGCAGTTGCAGCACCTGAAGCAGATGCAGCAGGAACTGCTTCAATCATTGAAGTTTCCAAATAATCCTCAAAACGAAGACGAGTCTCGTGTTCTGATTTTAAATACCAAAGGTATCCTGTAGCACCGTTCTCAGTAGTTACCTCAACCCATCCAATTTGAGCCATGTCAGAACCGTTAACCGAATACTTATCTTTGATGATAATAGGGTTGTTAGAGAAAATACTGTCTTCTGATTCCAAAGAACCCACCATTCCGTTAGTTCCTTTCTTGAACTCAGAACCGTAAATAAATACGGTACAAGCTGTAGAAACTGCAAATGCTTGACCTGTAGTCTCATAGTAAGCTACTGTAAAAGTAGTTGCTGAAGGAACTGCAGTTACAATAGCCTTGTTGAAAACACCTGATGAATTGTTTTGAATCATCAAAGTTTGTCCAACACGGATAGCAATGTAAGTAACACCTGTGTCAGCTACTGTAAAAGTTGCTGTATTTGATGTTGCTGCTGCTGCTGAAGTACAACTTGTGTATTTAATGTGTAAACGTCCTTGTTCTGCCCATTTAATTTGGTCAGAGTTAGACGGCATCTCTGCTCCTACCATACGTAAGAAAGATGCTATTGTACGATTACCATAACGCTCAAATTCTTTTTCATAGGTATCAGGAAGATACTGATTCAAGAAGTCAAAGTTGGTAATGTAGTTTGTCTGTAACGCCACTTGCTCTGCAGCAGGCTGCAGGGCGTAGGTGGGGCTGCTTAATAATGCACTTGCCATTTTTTTATTTTTTTAAGGTTAAAATCTTTTAATACTACGGATTCTCAGGCTTCTCCCTGAGTCGGGATTTACCGCTTTTACCTGTATTCCATCAGTCATTTTGCTAACTTCAGGAGCCCTACGATCAGACATATTGATGTTCTTGATTTTACGAGTAACATCATCTGTTGCGTCAGACATCCCTTGGTCATAAAAAAACTTAGCAAATTTATCAGGATGCATTGCTATTGACAAAGACCTATGATAACCTGATGCGTCTTTCATTAAACCTTGATCATCCAAAAACTTATTAATAAAGTTTTGTGGGGTTGATTGGCTTTTTTTCAACTCACTTGTATCACCCGGAGCAAACGTGAATTTCTTGTCATTAATATTAAACTCAAAACCTTTGAATTCTCCATTAAAAACATCATTCGTCTTTTGGTCAAACCATTGACGTTTACGATTGTTTTCCTCCTCTATAGTCCTAGCCTGTTGTGTATATTGTTTATAGCTTTCATATATTTCCTTCTCTTCATTGGGGATAGATGCCAAACTTGACTCAAGTGGCATCTTGTATTTCTCCTTCTGAGAATTAAAATATTTTTTAGCTTCGGCAATAACTTTCTTTTTTGTAATCTTTATTTTTTTAATAGTTGACTCATCATCTAAATCTTCATCAAACCTATAATCATCCATCAATGACTCTATATCGTCACTATCAAGACCTTCTTGAGTAGATGTAAGATACTCTTTAAGAAGTTGGTCAGGTGGCATTAAATCAAAGTCTTTCTTTAACTTAATAAAATCTTCAAACCCACGCCCTGTATCCTTCTTATATTTCATGTAAGCAGCTACATCTTCAGGAAGTGGCTCTGCTTGTTCTCGTTCAGCAACTAAATCATCTAATGAGTTAATCTGCTTATTATATCTTTTACCAATATATGAAAGAACGTCTTCATCTTTTAAATTATATGAAGCAGGTTCAGTTATCTCTTGTGATACATTTACAATTTCTAATTCTTGATTACTATCTTGAATTAATGATTCTTCATGTTTATCAAGCAACTGTGATTCTATTTCTTGAACACTCTTAGGTTCAATTATATCAAGTGATCTAACTTTCAATTCCATTTTATTTGATTTAATTTATTTATACAAACTTATGCAAAACTTTTTATATTTTAACGAGGCTCAAATTGAGCTAAATCAAATCCGTCCATACTATCTTCATTTGATTCGAAACTCATTGGAGGTAGATTGTTCTTTCTTTGATTAATCAATTTAGATTGCTCGCTATTTTGCTGACTAATCCTATTTGATTTAGCACTTTCTTTATCTTGATCTCTTTTATTTAAATTATTGACCTCCATTCCATGCAGTTGCATATTATAGTCAAACTCTTCACGCATTAAATAAGACTTCATCTCAGCTTCTTTCTCCATCTTCTGAATATCGAATGCTACTTCTGCTTGTTTAATCTGCATTTTAGACCTTGTTTCCATCTCAATCTTCTGCATAGCAACCTGAGATGCCATCTCTTGAGACTTTAATTGCTGTTGAGCAATCATGGCTTGTTTCTGCATAGCCATTTTTTCTTCACGGTCTTGAGTTTTAATACGTTTCATTTTCAATAACTGATTAGCCATTTTAATGTTACGAATCTCACGAATGTCAATTGCATCTTCAAGGTTAATATCTCCTTTAGACAATGCCATTTGTATATTAGCTTCAAGCTGTGATTTCTGTTCTTCATCGGGTGATACCTCAATAAATATACCAAAGTCATAAATATAAAGGTCTTTAATTTCCTCTAGTATAGATACATTATATTTTCCAATCTGATTAGCAAACTCATCTTTAAAGTCAGAATATTCTAAAATATCTGCAACTCTATAAGTTAAAGCCTCTGCTATTGAACGATATACGTATAAAGAACCATCAAGGATATGCCTTGTAGCTGTATTTGAATTTAATGCTGCTAGTTTTTGTAGTCCTACTAATGCATTAGGGTCAGGACTTGAACCATCTCTTGCTTCGTTAAGACCTGTTACGGACCTAATCATATCAATGTAGTGGTTCATGTTAGTAATCAACATCTGTGTTTTACCTGCACCTGAGTTAGATGACAGTTGAGTTATAGGAACTCTTGCATTATTAAAGTCACCATCTTGAGTAAAGCTACGTCCAATTACACTACCTGTTTGGAAGTATAATCTAAGTGCATCTTCAGGATTATATGCATTACCGGTTCCTAAGTCAATCTCATTTAATCCATCGGCATCAATAAATACACCATCAGGAACAACTCTTGCAATTACTTGTTGTAATTTTAAGTGAGTTATTTGAATTAAGTCAGCAAATGGTATCATCCTTCTGCATAGAGACTCAATAACACCTTTATACATACGTGGAGCACAAGCAACATAATTTGGTAGTGCATGTTGAGATGCTGACTTAGGACGAACCATATTCTCAGACATCTTCCATTGTAATAGCATGCTAGTACCCATTACCATAATGCCTTCATACCAAACATCAATAGTCTTTTCTATCTTCTCAAAGTTACCTTCCTCCATCATTTCATTTGGAGGATTAAAGGTGTCATCTTTTTCAATAACACGAGAGCCACCTCCTTCAAGGTTTTTCTTTTTATAGACAACTTTTTTGGTAGTCTTATAATTAAAGTATAATAGTGTGCACGTATCACGATTGAACATACTGTTCTCATAAAACTGTGCTACATTATAATAGTCGTACCACGATTGGCTGTATTGAGTGATTTCTTGTAAATCTTCTTTTGTAAGACTTTGATCAATCTTCATTAACTCTAAAACAGGAATTGTTTTAATTTCTCCCCAATAGAAGCAATCTTTAAAATAGGGGTCTTCTGTATAGCTGTAAACAATATTAGCAGGGTCTACATATGATAGTTTTACACCTGTGCCCTGCAGAAACTCATGCTTTGAAACACCTATACCAATAACTGTAACATCATAGTCTATTCTTTTACGAATATCTTCATAATGGTTTTCATCAAATATTGTATTAATAGCTTCTTCTTCAGCAATCTCAATGGCAGGTTTAAAGTTAAGCTGCATATACAATGACAATTCCTCATCATTCTCAGGCAACTTATCAGGGTCTATAGTAAATGCGTTGACACCTGTTTTATCTTTAATGGTTGTTAAGATGTCTTTAGAAATCATTTGTGACTCTAATTCATCCTGATACTTACTCCTTTTAGATTGAGACATTGCATCTTGTGCATACGCCTTTACCCTGAATAGTCTATCAGACATTCCATTAACAACAATATCTACAAATTTAGGAATTATAGGTACAGGAGTCCAATCAAGATTTAGATAAGACAAGTCTCCATCTATAGCAAGTTCATTTTTATATTTCCCAATAGGCTGCTCACCTCTTGCGTATAGCCTTAATCTACGAAAATCTCTCCATTGACTATAGTATCTACAAGAGCTTCCATCTTTCCGGAACCACTCATATTGGATAGCTTGCCA